TTTCCGAGCGGAGAGCAACCGCTCCATGAGATCATCCTGCGGAGATGTGCCGCCATACTCCACAGCACAGTTTTCTTTGACGATTTGGTAGATTTGATACCAAACCTGGTTGACCTGTTTCATATAGGTCTGGCTCATTGCGACATACGGAGATGCGATTGCATTTCCTGTAGTGGGATGCTTTGCAAGGAAGCCGTATTCGGAGATACATTCCTCGCACTGAATCCAACGGCTGACACTCATTGCGTATTGCTCGATAAGCTGGTTGTTTACTAACCGTTCGCAGCCACGAGCTTTTAACCACGCATAGGTATCACGATATACCTCTTCGGCACAGAGGTCTTTGCCGCTTTTCTGTTTTGCCTTCAAATACTCCTTAACGGGCGGGACTTCTACACCTTCTATTTCTGTAGGTGTAGGTAAAACCATCGCGCCATCGAGTCTTCCGTCGGCAATTTTATCTACAAGAGCCTTGGGTTTTCTACCGGAACCAACCCTGGAACCACCACGTGCAGTTCCGTCTTTTGCCATAAAATCACCTCCTGGGGGTTAATACCCCGTTTGATTTCCGATTTTTTAACACGACACCCCACGCCCGTTGCACGAGATAAAAGCTGTAGAGATTTTGATACCCCCACCGGGTTAGTGGTCGTGCCAGCGGTCGCCACGGTCTGCGTGAATTTTTGCGTGACAGGATTTGCAGAGAGCAATCAAATTGTCTCGGCTGTGTGTTCCACCTTCTGATAATGGTTTTTTATGATGAACCTCTGCGGTAGGAACGAGTAGTCCGTTTGCCTCGCACTGTTCACACAGCGGGTGCTGTTCCACATAGCTGTCACGGATACGTTTCCACGCACGACCATAACGCTTGCGTACTGCAGGGTCGCGGTCATACATCTCGTACCGCTTGGCTTCCGCCTTGGCGTGTTCTTCACAGAACCTACCATCGGTCAGCTTGGGACAGCCGGGGTGGGAACACGGTCGCTTGGGTTTCTTCGGCATTCTTTCACCTCCTACGGAACAGTTCACCCAACTTGTATTTGAGGATGTACCATAGCTGTTCAAGGTAGCCAACCTTGCGGTAACCCATACAATTCCTCCTTTCACTGGGCATAAGAAAAGCCCTCGCAGGGAGTCCCCACGAAGGCTTTCTGTATTCTCTTTGTCCATTATAATTATATCATAAGAGCCGTATCAACTTCTATCAACTTAACTCTCCACTTTGCAAAAAAGCTTCAATTTCTTCCATAGCCTTGTCGTGGATACGGAATGCGTACTGCATACTGAAGCTCATATCTACGGCAATCTTCTCCCAAGTTTGGAAGCAAAGATAACGCTTTTCCAGGAGGGTTTGCTGCTCGTGGTTCGGCACGGATTTGATGAGCGTTGAAATACGGCGTTTGAGCTCAACCAGTTCCTGGACATCACGGCCGAGTTCTTCTTGCAGGTCTACAATCTTGCAAACGGCATCTGCCATAAGAGAGGTGCTTGGAGAGGGGTTGTGCGGCATCCCGGTTAAAGTCGAGGTGCATTTGGTTGCAAGGTCGTTAAGGGAGTCGATTTGTTCGACTTTGCTGTTAATCCTCATATCGAGGTAACGAGCCTGGGAAAGGAATTCTTTAGCGGTCATATTCAGTACCTCCAACGTGATATTCACAGTGAGGCATTGAAAGCGTAGGTGCGTTGTAAAGCGTTGTGTTAAGTGGTTTTTTGCTTGCGATGATTCCGCTGATTTTTAGCGTTTCTTGCTCGTTGGCATTCTTCGTTATGGCAGTATATCTGCCGAGAACCTGTTTTCTCGAAGAATTGTCCGCAGTGTTTGCATATCCCATAGCCGAGGATAGTGCCTTCCACGATGTTGCGAACTTCATCCACGGACCTAACTACCATAGCCGTTCCTCCGGCAGCGAGTATCTTGCGAATAGTGGCATCCTGGAGAGCGGTGGTTTTGCCGGTATCGGTTTTCACTTCAAAAGCATAAAATCCGCCATCAATACAGGCAATAATATCGGGAATACCGGCTGTGCCGTACATACCGCCGTGTTCCTTCCAAGAAAAACAGCGCGGTACGGTTTTTAAGTATTTCAAGATGGCTTTTACGATGTCATTTTCTTTCATCTGTCAAGCAACCTCCTTATTTCGACTTGCTTTTTACACTATTGACAGATAAAAACGCATTTTCACGGAAATTTATCTTGAAAAAATATGCATATATTGGAATAGTGTGTTTTTTCAAAATAAATATAAATAGAAATAGGTTTTTTCGTGTCAAATGTGTCTGTAAATTTGGCAAAGGGCCCCTATTGGGAGCAATAAAGGCCCCTGTTGCCTTAAGAATAAGTGTCGGTGATTTTGACACCCTTGAGAATTCTGCGTTTACCCAAAGAATCAACGCCCCTTGTAACCTCGGAGAATGCAGCGGTAATCTGCTGAACAAACATCCTCTGCGAATACGGCTTAAGACCGCATTCTTCGCAGTAACCCTTGTAAGCATTGAAAATCTCGGTACTGCCAACATAGGAATTGACGTCAAATTCGCAATTTTCACGGACAAAGGAAAGCACAGAATCGCTGTCTTCACGGTACTGCTGAAGTTCAGCCTTATTAACCTCGGTTTCGGAGAAAATAAACTGCTTTTTCATAAGGCGCTTGAGACCTTCGAGTGCAAAGAGGAAAATACCGTCTGCTTCCATACGGAATTTGTCGATAAGTTCCGGGTCGCGCTTTTCAGCGGGTACTGCGTGATTGAAACGCATAATAATAAGCCTACGATAAAAGCCTTCAGAACGGTCGCCGTAGTTCTTGGGGATGCTGTTGCAGGAGAACAGAAGTCTTGCACAAGACTGAAACGAGAAGGGGTTCTTATTCTTCTTCTCAACGGTCAGATAGTCCTCACCGACCAGCGCCTTAAAGATGCCATTGTCATCAATGTACTTCGTAGGAAGGTCTGCAAAGATATTCGCCAGCTTGCCGAAAAGTTCAGCGGTCTTAAAGCGTTCATTCAAAGCCTGCCAGGATACGTTTGACACATTCTGCTTGCCGAGAAGAATATCGTTAAGTACACGGAGCAGCACGGATTTGCCCGCTCCGGCAACGCCTACAATAACAAAGCATTTCTGTGCGGAGTTTACGGGGATAAGGAAATAACCAAGCATCTCCTGAATAAGAGCCACTTGTTCCATATCGCCACCCATCGACTCCTTGAGGAACTTCTTGAAACGGGGGCAATCCGCCTTTTTGTCGTAGGTAACGTTGAGCTGAACCGTTGAGTAGTATTCCGGGGTATGCTCGATCAACGTATCTTCGAGGACATTGTAAAGACCGTTCTTGACATTGATGATATAGGGATTGGGGTTCAATTCACGGATATCCTTCTGCACACGAAGTTTCCACTGCTGCGTTGCATCCACAATCTGATTCATCTTCATTTCACGGGCAATCATCTTGTCCTGAACGAGGCGCTGTGCTTCCATTTCGGAGATTTCACGGAACACTCCACCTTGATAGAGGAAGAACTGCTCTGCTGCATAAAAGACATTTTCGGTCGATGCCATATGCTCACCAAGAACACCGGGCAGAAATTTGAGACCTTGCGTACCCACGGTGTACCAGGCGGGCAACTCCATTGTCATAGAGTTAGCACGAGCCTTCGTTGCCTGAAATTCACGGCTGTGTTCCTTGTAAATCTGCGATAACGGGCGGAGGAAGGTGTTCTTAAACTTGAAGTGTTCCTTCAACTCAAAGTTGATAACGGTTTCTGCGGTTACAACATCCTGGTTATACAGATAAGTCTCAATAAACGCTTTTGCCGTCTGCATATCCTTCATTGCATCCCCGGTTACCTCAAGGGAAGCAACAATGTCGCGGAGTCCATCCACGTTGAGAGGTTGATAGCACATTGCGGCGGGTGCTTTACAAGAGCATTCACCGCTTTCCATCTTGGGACACTTGAACCCCTTTTCTGCAATGGTCTTGCAGGTCATAGGGTTTGTGCCACTGTCAAGATAATGATTGATTTTACGCTGTGTGTTTGCCTCGCTGTATCCGGGATACGGAGAAGAAAGCTCGTGAATCAGTTTGACACCGCCCTCAAAGGGAGCAAGGTTCGTAATCATTGCGTACCAATCGTGTTCGGAGAGCGTCGCGGCTTTTTCACGACAATGCTTAAGGAAGTCGCAGCCGTGAAGCAAGAGTTCAAGACCTTTTTCAGTGCCGACTCTTGTTTCAACTGGCTGTTCTTCTGCGTGAGGCAGAACCTCAAGGAGCTGTTCCTGGGTATACTTGCGTTCGGGGTGATAAGAGAGGCACTCCACCATAATGGGTTCTTTTTTGCAGTGATTGAAACCGGGCAAACGCATAACACGGCTCTCGTTAACACACATAGGGTCACCGTGAAAATGGGACACGAGCTGTTTCTGCACAAAGCGGAACTGTTCAACCCTTGCGTTACGCATCAGCCAATACACGTGCAGAGATTTGCGGGTCTTAATAACCATAGACGGAGGAAGCGGAAACTCATCGATTGCTTTCTGCTGTTCCTCAAAAGAAAGGTCGTCCATTTCAACGAACTGTGCGTTGATACGGCTGATACTGCTGTCTTCCTGTCCACCGTAGTTCACAACGAAGAAAATACCGCGATTTTTTTCGTTATGAGATTTTAAGGTACCTTCGATAGCAGAATACTTTCCGGCTTCCATTTCGAGTTTTGCACCGGAGAACACGCCTTTCTTCTTATCATCGAACACACGGAAGCAGACCGTATCTTCGGGATTGAACAAAGCAAGTAATACATCCTGGGCAGAGATATTCATTTGACCGCCTCCTCATTAAAGTACTTAATGGGTTTACCGAGGTGTTTGGCCTCCTTGATTTCCTGCTCCATACCGGCAGACAAGGTTTTACCAAAGCACCAAACCTCATCGCATAAAGCAAGCAATGCTAAACCATACATTGTGCCGATTTCTCTTTCGACAGGGTCGTTGTCATCAACAATCTGCGGATAGAGCAAATGTGCTGCGATGGGCATTTTCTTTTTATCAATGGCAAAACGGCAATAACGGATAGCCGCCTTGACATTATTTTCAACATCCCCGGCATAACGAGATACGATATACACCTTGGGGCGCTCTTTGAGTTCCGTCTGGCGCCGCCATATTTCACGGCGCTCAAGACGATACTCCTTCATTACTTTACCGATAGCTGCCCCTGCGGTAGGGTCAGCATATCCTTCGCTGTTTCTATACATCACACATCCTCCAGTTCTTCCATCGTGCCGAAGGTCTCACCGGCGGAGGCTTCTGCGACAAGGGGTAAATCAAATTCAGGGAAAGGCTGTTCTTCCATACA